AATCTCAGAGACACGCCGTTGATCGTTCCAGTGTTGAATGGCACGACTGTCACTGCGATATTTACAGTTGACCCAGATGTCAGCTCAAATCCGTCAGGCAATTTTTTGCGTGATGCATCGACCTGACGTGGTGGGTTTGTGGCTTCGCCAGAGTAAGAGCCTTTTAGTTTAGCCTTACCAATCCAATCGCCCTGCTTATTGTCATCAATCTTATATGGCAAACTTAATGGTTGCTCAGGCCACTTGCGTTTACTTGTCTCTAACGCCGCCGCATTTTTATATGACTGCATACAAATTGCGTTCAGCTCTTTGCACTGCTCACCTGTAAGGTTAAACGACATCTCGTAAGCCGCCCCCTCTTCTTTGGGATCACATTTGACACTGCGAAACTCTTCTTGGTCAAATCTGTATGTAGTGTTTAGTCTTGGATATAGCGCTTTCACGCCGTTTATTATGTGTTGCATTTGGCAACTCCTTTTTGTTGTACGCAGTACCCCTGCGCTGGGATTAGTTTATAAGCCGTGATCTTCGTCCAGATAAGCTGGAAGATTAATTGTATCCAGCTCAGGCCATCCAGTGTCAAAAGTGTTTGTATCTTGTGCCACTTTAATTTTTCGCAATGTCTTAAACATCTCTGCCTCGGCGTACTTATTATATTTATCTGACATCTCATAGCAGGCTGTAGCGTATGAGCCTTTTTCAGTAGCAATAAATATAAAGTTTGTAGTTTCAATTCCACATAGCTTTAAAACGTAACGATAAAAACATGCCTGCAAATCGTAGCGGAAATTTCTCACAGCCTTATCAAAGCCGCGATAAGATGCGTCCAAGCATGACTTTAGATCTATTACTATGCCAGCCTCTTTTAACAATCCATCTGGACGAACCTTGAGATCTAAACCTGTTTCTAAACACGTCGCCATAAAGCTGTATTCAGCCAGCAGATCTTCATTGGTTAATAAATTTCTAGCCATTTTGTTTTGTAGGCAACCATCGACCATTTTTTGACACTGCTCGTATTCACCTGTTGGTAGCAATATCTGATCATCACCTAAAAAATCTTCCTGCTCTTTCCAAGCCTTACTACCACGCCGTGATAAACCTGAATTATACACAAGGTCTTTCTCTGGCTCTAGCATCATCGCATGAAATGCCGAGCCAAGAATCATAGCTGGCGTGGAATTAAACTTAGAGTTCTTCCAGTGGTATAATGATGACGTTGCAACTGTCTTTACAGCGCTTGACGAGATTGCAGGCAGTTCGTGGTATGCCTTATTTGACAGCTCTTCGCTGGGTATTATCTGCATTTATATTCTCCTAATTTACTTGTTTAAAACTTCTGCGCCATATAGCGCAATGAGTGCCGCTTCAGCGCGACCATCATCTTTCTTCCTGACAAACTTCTCAGCATAATCAGGAAATCTCTGCATTGCCAATTGGCGGCTGGTATCTTTGTCAGATGTCAGGCCAAAGTGTTTCTTCCATTTCTGAGGCGTGACTAAATGCATTGGCGTTTTGTTAGCCGCCACACATGCAATCAATGCGCCATATCCCATACCAAATCTAAATGTGGCAACCGACGATTGGTTTGGCCTTGATGCCACCTGTTCAACTACAGCCATACGATCTTTAGCCTCTGGCTCTAACAAATGTAATAACGAATGAATATCAATTTCGTTTTTACCCTTTGAGTTTAAGATGACAGGCATATCGATGACATCCAGATCTTTAGTGCGCGTGCAGTAATGTGCAATCGCTCCAGAGAAACCACAATCTACACCGACAACAATCATTCATCTTCCTCTGGCTTTGCAACTTCAACGCCAGCTTTGGACGCCGCCATATAAGATGCCATCCTAACAAACGCATTAAAGCTCAGAGCCGATTTGTTGGCGGCCTCAGCAACGGCTTCATATTGAGCCTCACTAAAATTAATTAATACTCTCTTATCAACCATTTCTTTTCTCCTTGGTTTAATTATCTAAGCACTGCGACCTGAGCCACAGTGCTTATTAATTAAGCCGCTATTGCCTGCGCCTTATAATCCTTAATCGCCTGCAATGTGTCAACAACCTCAGACCATGAGTATGCAAAGTGAGTTTCAATAACCCCAAGATCAACGTAATCCCCACAGCCCTCAGCGTAGCCACCCAGCCAATATCTAGGCTCATCATCGTAGTAGTAATGTTCCATCTCGATCTCTATGCCCAGCTCCTTAGCCAATCGCCTAGCCTTACTTGCAGTTGCCCCAGCGTTTCGGTTTTTTGGCTTCTTAGCCACATGAGGTATCACCATGCCATCTGGCGCAGTTAACTCATAAACCTCAGAAACTCTAGCGCGTCTCTTAACTCGCTTGTCTTTAATGCTCACGATTTCGCAAGTCAAACCACATACATATCTGCGACCTTGAACCAGTTGCCAGTGATGCCCAGCGACAACCAAAAATACACGCTCTGCATTGCGATACTTCACAGTGCCTCTTAACCAGCCAGCAAGTGTAACGCCATCGGTGCGATTTAAACGCATACCATATGACTTCCGCGCAAAGCGGACGCCACACTCAGCAAATGCATCTCTGATTTGGCGAGTGCTAGTGCCTTTGACACTTCTCACACCACTGAGGTGACGAACAAGTCTCGCCGCCTCACCTGTTGTCATACCAGTGATTGCACTGACAACTGCCGCGCCACAGTAGCGGTTTCGATCCGCCTTTGTAGTGCCGTGATTAACTGGTTTGATTTTTAGCTTAGTCATAATAAAGTCTCCTCGTTTGTGTTTATTCACTCAATATAACAGCTATTCAGATGGCGTCAACAACATAATGATATATAAAAGATATATTTTCCGCTTGACCGCATCTGAATAACTGCTATATTGAGTGAATAAACACAAACATTAACGGAGAATACAAAATGAAAATCACAGTACAACATGCAAATCGTAACCGCGAAACTGGCAATATTGAAGAATTTACATCAGTTGCAGAAGTGCAAATCCCAGTAGAAATATCTGCATATGAAACAACTAATGATGCTCTTGAGTATGCATATCGTTGGACAAATAACATTGAGGGATCTTGGTCTAACGAGTTTTCTATAATTACTATTGCAGATGGTAGCTCTATTATAAATGGTGATTTCAATAAAGATGTTACTGCATTAGAGCGTAGGGAAGATGGATTAGGTCTGCGATCTACAATGGCGTTTGATAGGTTTATTGTTGATGCACAAAGGCACGATGGCGAAATACTTCCAGAGCGCAGAAGAGTTTTTGAATGTGCATTTGTTGGCTTCAAAGAATTACAAGTTGAGGAGACAGTATAATGGAAAATTTTGTAAAAGATTGGAAAGATCCAAAGTCTAATCGTAACACTGGCAGAAAGTGGAGATTGAGTGACGAGCTTGAGCAGGCTGGTTACTTTATCAGCCGCGATTATCCGCATGGATATATTATGCATAGGCATTCTCGAACAAGAGAAATTCATTGGAATACTACATTAAAAAATATGGATCAGTGGATCACATGGAAGAAAGATACACTGTTTGACCATGAAGACATTAATAATTGGGAGATTAAATAATGAATACAACTTGGGAAAATGCTTACAATGAAGCAATCGATTTGGCTGTTGAGTTTCCAGAAATTGAGCTTACATCAGCCCTAAAACAATTTGCGTTTAATCATGGCATCAAGGAAGGCGATGACATGGCTAAATTTGTAAAATGGGGCTGGGAAAAAATGTACCAGCAATGGGCAGATTACGAGCGTAAATAACTGCTAGGGTTAGGCACAATGATATATAAATGATATATTTAGTGCTTGACCCTATCTAAATAACTGCTATTCTACTTAAATAAACATAAACACAAATGGAGATTAACATGGGCTGGCACGAAAACGATTATCACGATAAATGGGATAACCCAAGATATGTAGCCGCAGTTGAGGCAAGCATAAAAGCCAATGCTAGAAAAAGCAGGGCTAAAAAGTTTTACGCCAATGATGAGCGAGCGCAGGAAATTACAGAATTTCTAGCTGGCTCTAGCTACGATAATGCAGATAGCTTTCTTGGCAAAATGGAAACAGCATTAAATGACTATGGGTCTTTAACTGAAGGCCAGCGCAATGCTGTTGTAAAAATTATTGACAAACGTGCGGCTCTGGTTGCCGAGCGCCAAGCGGCTGACGCTGACTGTAAGTGGGTGGGTGTTGTTGGTGAACGTCAGGCGTTCAGCCTAACAGTACAGCACGTTGTGGCTCTGGAAGGATATTACGGCACGACATACATTAACATATGCCGCGATGAGAATAATGACATCGTTGTTTATAAAGGATCTAATGGCTGGTCAAAAAAAGGCACTGATGTAACTTGCATGGCAAAAATTAAAGAGCATGGCGAGCGCGATGGTGTTAAGCAAACTATTATCCAGCGCCCTACAAAAGTAAAAATCAATGGTGAGGATTGGTAATACTTACTCAGGTCAGGCACAATGATATATAAATGATATATTTAGTGCTTGACCCAATCTGATAATCTGTTAGATTACTTAAATAACATAAACATTAACGGAGAATACAAAATGACACTTACTGAAAATCAAAGCGCCGCAATGACTGCCTTAATCAAAAATTGCTTGGATGTTATGGGCGGCACTTGCGTTGCAGATTTAGTTGACGATCCTTGGGTATATGCGAGAGCTGAAGATCTTGTAAATGCTGGTTGGACGCAGAAGCAAGCCGAGGGTACTTTTGGATCATTAGTTGCTGGCGGTTATATTTATCACGATGTTGGTGGTAACTACACTAATGATTTATATGCCCTTGATGGTTACGATGTAGATTTTAGCAATCTACTTCAGTTCCACAAATAGGTGGTGGCATGAATACTTCAATGATCATCGACGGATTGGCTATTGCACTTTTTGCTTTAGCCACCATCCACCTTCCAGAAATTATAGTTTATCTGGATACAATTATTAACATTAACTTAGGAGAATAAAATGCGATTATATACTACACCAAAAGGGCAATGGGCTGGAACACAATCTGATGCAAAAAAACTGGGCGCATATGTTGAGTATGATGTGCCTACTAATAAAGCCGATTTGCTGGTTTTCTTAAATAAGTATAAAGTCAATGATTATGCTTATCAGGGATACAGCGCTCCGCTTGAGGAAAACCCTCAGCCAGCAGTTAAGAGCATTGTCACCCATCGGGAAAGCGCTTGGCATAATATCAATCGCGTGGCTGAGGAAGCTCCACTGTCAGAGCTTTCAACTGCCATGAATATTATCATGCTCAGAATACAAGAGTATCTGGAAGAGGGGGTGAAGTGATGTCAGAGGACATCAAGCGCAAGTGGTGGATTTTCCACCACGAAAACCCCACCATTTATGAGCTATTCAAGCGCTTTACTTTTGAGGTAATTGAGAGAGGCCATGACCAGTATAGCAGTAAAGCAATCTTTGAGCGCATTAGGTGGCATACCGATATTGAAACAAATGGCGAAGAGTTTAAAATGAGTAATAACTATACGCCATATTATGCACGTTTCTTTATGCATGAGCATCCCCAATATCAGGGATTTTTTAGAACACAAATATTAACTGAAGAAAGAGAATAAAATGCAAAGATTAATTATTAAATCAATTCATGAGCATGGCTTTGGCTTTGCTTTCACTCACAAAGAACACGACCAAGTGTACCTTCCACGAAAACTTTTATTTGAGGCTGGCATCACATCGTTGAAGCCAGCCGACGAAATAATAGGTGAAGTTATACCTAATTATATAGATAAATTGGATGGTGGCTGTAAATACATTTGCACTGAAATAGGTTATGCTCACAGATTTAGCGACCACATTGAGCCAATACCAAGGGGTTATGCAAGTGAAATTGAATACATAAAACAGTTTTTTATTCTTCATGATGAAATTAAAAAATCAGATAAAAATCAGTTGAGAAATAATTTATACAATAGCTTTGAAAGGATTGATCCATCTTTGCATAGGGCATTATTTGCTGAAATTGATAGACCTTCCTTATCGGTGCGTACCTATAATCTAATAAGAAATGAATTAGATCATATGAAAATTTATAATTACGATTTATTAAGTTACACTCCAGCAGAATTATTACGCATCCCAAATCTTGGCAGAACGGCATTATATGAAGTGCAAAACCATTTAAATAAGTTTGGCTTAAAACTTAACACACCATTAGACCAAATTAAAGAAAAAGTAATGTCATCATTCATTGAGCATGTCTCTGACAATCTAACACATATATGGAAGGATCAATAATATGACATTTTATACAACGCTCGTTCTCACATATGTCATTGGCGGCGTGGAGCTACAGGACACCACGCTCTATCGCAGTGCGCGTGAGTGTGGCGACGCATTGCCAGCAGTCTACAAACCATATGAGAAAATGGACAGCATGGCTCAGTGCATCGAAACTAGCCACGTCAGCTCATCATTTATTGTACCAAAGCTCAGGCCGAAAGGATTATCCAATGGCAAGTAAATATTATCCATGCCCAGAATGTAATGGAGCAGGCGAAACGCTATTCGAGAAAGATTATAATATCTTCCATGAAACTTACCTGTATGAGAAAGCCGATTGCACAAATTGCGCTGGCACTGGCTTGATACTGCCAGAGATGCCAAAAGCTAGAACCCGTGTACCAGATTTGGATGCCAACGGAAAATTTAAAGGACATGATGATGAATAAGGAGATAAATCATGAATGCAAAAGATTGCTACAAGGCTGTGACGAGATCAATAAAGTTGAACGAGAACGTGCAGGAAGATCTGAAGGGAACAGAAAAGAGAACCAAGAGCTTTTACATCTGGATGATGCAGGAGCAACTGGCGATACTGAACAACCTCGAACACCAACTTTCGCTTATGCGACGAAAGAACAAGTCACCCAAGCAATGATGGATGAGCCTACGCATAAGTTTGAGATCATGTATTCACACCTGATGTATAATTTTGAGAAAGATCAGATTAAACGTGGCCTAAGAAACAACATAAATAAAAGCAACAGGCCACGCCAAGTCATAGCAAATAAATCTTCCCATAAGAATTTTGTAACTGCCAGCGATCTTAGAAGAATTAAACCTATACCTAAAAAGAGGTGTGAGACTATACTAAAGTATATGAATACCAGCAAGCGCTACACAACCACTATGATAAGTTTGAATAGTGGTATTGGCGTTTCTCAGATTGCTTGGGCGCTGAACGTCATGTACCAGCAAAAATTAGTTGACCGAATTTACGAGCGAACCACGCCAATTATCGGTAACGCAGGGGCAAGGTCATTGCGTTACGTTTACTTTAAGAAAAAATAATGTATCGTGTGGGAAAGCCATGCCCGACTTTGCCCACACGTTTTATTATGTAAATTTGCATAAATCTTCAAGCAGTTTATTTAATCTATGAAACTGTTTATTACTTGCTTTAATAATTCGTCTTCATTCACAAACTGTTCTGGGTACAAGCGAGTTGATGTTTTTTTGATAATTGGATCATCTCCCCTAGCCCAATAGATCTTTCGTATATCATACGCCACCAATGCATATATATCGGATTTTTTATTGTTTCCCACTGGGCTTGTTCCCCAGCGATACTGGGTTTTATTTCCAGTTGTCTTGCTGGCAGTCTTAACTTGTAAAGTCAGAAGTTCGCCGCTTGGCGTTTTTAAATACGCATCGTCAACTTCATGCTGTACCAAAATGCAAGAAATGCCAGCAAAGGCTAATCTTGATAGAGCCAGAAATTCCCCAGCTCTACCAATATTGTTACTATGCGTTGAGCCACTCATAAATCTTGTTTGTCTCAGTTGTTCTGTCCGTGAGGCCATGTTCGCCACCATTTACTCGGCGAGTGATTTTTAAAATTGTTTCGTCGTTCACACCATCGTCTGCAATGTCGAATAACTTGTTTTTATTAAAGAACCACATTGCCGTATCAAATGCGTAATCCTCAGCCACCAGATCTGGGTCTGTCATAATATCAGGTAAGCCCATGTCAGAGCTGAATGCCCTGTAATTATTTTTCCCTGTGATCATAAGATAACCTTTTCCAGAAAATAAAGCGCCTTCATTGGTATTAGCATCATTACCCATGCGACCACCATAAACCTTATTAGCTAATGCTGTTGGGTTTCGAGAATATCCCTCGCAGGACGCCAGATCAGGAAATCGGCTAGGCCAGACGCGCATCATACTATCCGCGCTGTAGTTCAGATTTTCTCTGGTATGCCGCCAGTGACCGCTTTCGTGGCTTGCCTGACCCATTAGATGGGCGGCTCTCTCATTCGATAACTCATAATATTGAGCAATGGCCTTAGCCGTGTTTTTCCCAAAATGTCCGTCTGCCCCAACGCCGACTTTATCTTGCAATTTTTTCATTGCTTCTGTCATTATTTTTTACTCCCAAAATATTTACTTACACCACGCATCCCAATTGATGCACTCACAATACCACCTAAACTGTATTGATACCAATCAGGCATATTAGACAGCGCGGCAAAACCAGCTTGCACAATGCCATTTCCCCAATCGCCACAAAACGCTAAAATTAATGGTATCGAGAAGAGCAGAGTTATCCACTCGTCTTTCCAGCTATTCTCAGTGGCTTTCATGGCGGCAATATCCCAATCGATCTCGCCAGTAGCTATTTTCATTTTTGTTTGGGCTTCAGCCTGCTTCACAGCAGTCTTGCCCTCGATCATAGTTCCAGCAAGATCTGCAACTTTGCCTAATAATCCTAGTCCAGCTATCATTTATCTTTTCCTTTCGCTAATGCGTTTGCCCCAAAGAATACAGATACGATGCCAGCAACAGATACAAAGTAAATGCTTGCCATTGAACCTAATATTTTGGCGGCTTCAATTAATCCAAATACATCTGCTAGAATGACCGCAAAGGGGTATAGGAGCATCCCTGACAGGGCATACCATGTCATTCTGCGTTGTGCATCACGCTGGGCGTCTTCATCCTGCATTCGTAAGCGCCTATCTTCCAGAGCCATGCGATCCCATTCAGCCTGATCGATTGATCCATTGCCATCTACATCAAATTTTTTAAATTCATCCATATTAATCCGCCAGAGGATTATCCAGCGCCCTTTGTAGTTTCTTGGTTAACTTATCTTCCAGATCCTTCATCTCAATATCTTGAGTGCTGGAAATTCTATTTCTTTGCGTTTCAAATCTTAGCTCCGCCTTATCTATCATTTCCCTAACTTTATCTTCAATTTCACGCACCATATCCTCAGTTCGATCCGCCTGCCTCTCAATGCCCAAAATATCATTTAGCAACCCAGTTTTGATCTCGCGTGTGTAATCCATAGTTTGTTGAATGTTAGCGTCCATTAATTCCATTTGAGTTTGGTATTCCTGCAAATCAAGGCCAGCAACCTCTTCAATCTTTTGCCACATTAGCAAGCCGCCATATAGGCCAGATCCAATTGTAGATAGAAACGCAAATATTGCCAATATTGACCCAGCCGTTAACTTCATGCCACCAGCTTTGATTTGGCGATCTGCCAGCCCATCAATTCCATCTGCAATTTTCGTTGTATCGACCATTAGTTCTCAAATTCCACTTCTGAAGATTGCAAGTTTTTCATGGCGTCCAGCTCTTCCTGCAACATGCGAATTTCCATTTTACGTTGCAACAGTTCCACTTCAAATAATTTCTGGCACTCAATACGCTTCCTTGGTGCATTCAGTGGAATAACAATGCGAGCATAAACGCCAATATCTTTGCCTCTCGCGTCAGTGTTAAGGCCAGACAGCAGGCCAGTTAAGCCGTATTCCAGAAGTGTCGAGCCTGAGATAGAATTTGAGCATTCAATACTGCCAGATCTTATTCTGTCGGATTGTGTATTCAGATTTGGCGTCGGTAACGCCAGAGACAGTGACGAGCTATCGGCAAACGCACTGCCAGCAATTAAGGATAGAATGATTGCATATTTCATTTAGTTCCCCCTGTAATCTTTGAACATACCATAGATCTTACAAATGGCTTAGAACCTCGTTCTTTCATAGTCTTTGATATTGTGCATATATACTGCGCCTCGTCCATATCGCTCTTTTTAACATATACATCAAAGTTTTTTCTAGTTTGGTAATCAACTTTTATTATTCTATGCCTTGTGGAAAATGGAAGCCCCACAAAATTTTTATCAAATAGTGCTATTCTGTAATATTTAACGCGCTCTCTCTGGTTAAATATAGACAGCTCAAATTTTACCACATCTTTAACTGTGGAATATTTCATTTTTGGGTAGGCTGGGGTCTGTTCGTGAGCAGATACGCCAGACCCCAATAACGTAATGACTACAAGTGCTTTTAATTTGGAATACATGATGCAGTCGTTTGGGCAATATAAGTGCCTCCCGTAAACGGCTTGTTACTTCCGCCGCCATACTCAGCCACACTTGATACAGCAAACCATGTAGAACCAGCAGTTGTTAATGAGTACGATGTAGTCGCCCCAGAAACAGTTTTAGCGCTATCATATCCTGACATGCCAGCGTCACTGGTATTGCTCACTGCAACAGATCCCGTCCACGTTACAACGTCATTTAAAGATGGTGATGATGTAAAACTTGTTGGGTATGTGATGTTGGCTGTGTAACTGTTTGCTATCGCAACATCGATGCGGATCTCTGGCAATATTCCACCATCAGACGCCGATGTTGATAATTTGCTGGGCGTCGGATTTCCGTATGCGCCAGTTTTAGTTGTTTGGATTACACACTTAGCCGCCACATTGCCGACTATGTCTACACTATTTGCAAAAGCTGGTGTGGCTAGTGCTAACAGTGGAATTGCTAAATATTTCATATTAACCTCACTTATTGTACTGCATGTCTACCATTTTTTCATGCTTTAGTTGTTGTGCCAAATTCGCCCTTAAAGCTCTTTTGTTATCTGGCATTTGTTTTTGACTTAATTTATGCTTATCTTTGTATATACCACCATTTATCTTGAGATCATAGTACGTTTGCAAATTGGTTTGATTGTTAATCATATTGATAAGCTCATTTTGATTATAATCTTGAAACATAGTCAAAGCATTTTCAGCAGACATCAGACCCAGCTCTATTTTAGTTGGCTTATCATTATCTTCATCATCTTCTGGTATTTCAGCCTCGTCTGGATATTCGTATTCTTCCTCTTCAATAGTATTCACAACAGCATCATCTTCTAATGCATTATAAACTTCAACTATAGGCAATTTTGGCACTGGCTTCACATAACCAGCGCAACTTGGGTTTAGCTGTGGGTCATAGCACTCATCAACTCTAAATGTATAAATTACTGTGGCATCCTTGACGACGCCTTCACCTTCAACTGTGATAGACCCATCGCCCCAGCTCTCTAATGGTATGTTTGACAGTGGAAATGATTTTGTAATCGTATTGGATGGGACGCCAGACCAATCGTCAGTCTCGCTAAACGCATACCCATCGCCATCAAAATTAAGATTGCCGACAGTGACTTTCATGTCTGCGTCAGTTTCTTTTTCTGTTCTATACCTGTAAATCAGGCCATTTATATCAATGCCACCAATAGGCGGAAAGACAGATGACATAGCCCAGTTTAGACCATTTCTGGCGGCGTTAGCACTTGCACCATACTTAAATGGGTCTGCGCTAGAGTAAGAGCAACATAAACAAAGTGCCGATAATGACACCAAGCCCAATTTTAGTTTCAGCCTGTTCATCAAAAAGCCTTTCTACTAGATTTTTCTGGTCTTCGCTAATACGCGCTTCCACAGCTTTCATCTCCCATTCAAGTCTGGCCTCATCTCCTATTTTCCCATTGATTGGACAGGGCGTGCCAGCGTTTTTCATTGCCTCTTTGACCCTATCGTCCTCGCAAAGCAGTGAAACTGACGCAACACGCATTCCGAGGTCTGATAATAGCTTACTTGCCCTTATGCGTTCACAGTTCAAGTCTTTTACAGTCTTGCCGCCAGAGATGCCTAATATCTGCGTTTGCACTGCGCCTGAGATCCCCACGACACATAAATCAGATCCGCTTGTGCTAACTTGTGGAGCTATAGCTGATGGTGGTGGGCTGTTAATTGTGGTATCCATAGACCCACTAGAATTGATGGTTGTATCTGTCTTTATTGTGTCATCTTCAGCATAAGCAAAACTGCCAAAAACAATGAAAAATCCAATTATTAGTAAACGTAGCATTTTACTTCCGTTCTAGTATGCGATCCATCTTTGCGTCGATCAAATCTAGCCTGACGAACAATCTACTCATTGACGCACTATTGTCAGATTTCGTCACATATTCCTCTCGCGTTCTGTTCAACAGAATTTGTAATCTGTTCAACTCTAAAACATATCCGCGTAAAACAAAACCCACAAACGCCAATGCGAATGTGAGCGTACCACTCCATAAATCAGCCATTTCCATTAGTATTTGCCCTGCCATACTCTTAAATCCGCAAATTCTCCAGATGTTAATTTTCGTTTAACGACTTGATTAGCCGCTTCTGTGTCACTCCAGCTCACGCCAGCCTCTTTAAGCCAGACGCCAATTAAGGCCGCATCAACTTGTGCAATTAGCTTATGATCTGAGCCAAAAGTATTATCTGAATTTTGACGAGCGTATTCTGCGTCACGCATCATTTGGCTACCATCAAACGTGCGTTTTATGTTAATTTCACCATTATCAGATATTTCAATTTTTTCTGCTATTTTTGAGCTTATCATCAAATCACTCCTGATAGTAAATAAGGGGGGTTTCCCCCCCTTACTATAGTTAGTTTATGAAGTTGTGCAATCTGCTACCATGCCGTTTGCCGCTTCTGAAGTACATACCAATGTGAGTTCAGTGGTTAATTGTCTTTTTGAATTATCCCCTGTCTTACTTAGTTCAACATTTTTCATTGGACGTAGTGTAGCCACTTGCCATGTGTCGTTCTGCATTAAGAACACATCACGAGATCTGTTCTCTCTCGTTGGCCTTAGCGATATTTCGCCCCAAGGGGTTAAATATATGCTGATTGAATTGATAACACGCTCATCAGCGCCAACCACGTTTGCACGTTGGTTGTTGTTACCAGCAAATCCAAGACATTTTGTCATATTAAATGCTGACAAATATGCAGTCTTTGATCCTGTTCCGCCATTTTCCCAAACGCTTTGCATCACTGTATCAAACTTAGCTTGAGTGAATACTGTTTGTGTACCATCAGTACGAGCATTTGAACCTGTACCATTAGCATCAGCGCCGCCAGAACCTTTGACAGTGTTTGATGTTAACCATGTTGGCGCACCAGCAAGTTCCCTCGCCGCACTTGCAGAACCCGTTACTTTTGCATTGTTATCGAAAAGAGCCTTTTCAATATCAAGTTTCATGGTTTTACCAGCTTTGAGGATTTGATAGCTCATCTCCTTTGCCTTGGCTATTTTTGATAAGCCCTCATCAGTGTCACTGATAATTATGGCGTCTTTAAAAATTTGAGTTCTATTGTTCAAACGAGTAACTCCAGAAACCGCAGATGCAGTTGTGTCATCGCCCTCGATATGAGCATTAGCCGCAGACGCTCTTAGCGTGTCTGTTGACCATTCATGCAAAGTTGATTTTGCAGTTGTTTTTCTACACGCAGATAAAAATGGGGTTTCGTCTGGTGAAATGTTATAAATAATATCTTGGATGTCCTCTTTGATACTATTAGCGTTATCGATTGAATCGAACGTATTACTAGGCTGAGCCATATTATTGTGTCCTTTCAGAGACTTAGAAGACTAACTTAATGTTAATCATTGTTTAACATCAGGCTCAATGCATCATCGATTGAACCTGTTTTCATTAAGCGCTGTTGCGCCTTTTGTTGCTCCGCTTGAATGCCAGTTGATTTTCGCTTCTTTACGCCAGCCTTAACGACAGGACGAGCTTTCTCGCCTTTTGTCTGCGTAGCCTTACGCTTAGATTTCAATTCCCGATATTTCCTCGCATCATTCAATGCCTCGATGTATCTCGCGTCAGTTACCATAGACATTTCGTCTTCAGTAAATCCGTAAGCCACACCAGTTTGAACCAGCGATTGTTTTAATGCTTCACCCTTAATAGGATCTGCAATTTCTGGAATACGCTTTCTAAGAACCTCGGCCTGCTCTTGCAGATACGACTGATGCGCCTGCGACTGAGCTTGCTGTTGTTGGTGTTGTAAAGTTTGAACCTGATACATTGATTGATCATATTCAGTCTTCGCCGTATCGTACTGCATCTTCATTTCCATATAACCAATGGGGTCTTTTTCAAAGAGTTCAGTATTAGGGGGCGTAGGTGCTACCAACGATCCATTTTGTATCTGATTTGCTAAACCAAGAGCTTGCGCTTCTCGCCTCGCTATTTCGGCTTCCTTCTGATCAAACTGCTTTCGCAATTGAGCTATTTCTTGAAACCTTTTGTTAATCGCCTTCTGTCCAGCCGCATCACGTTGTAACTCAGCCTCTGTCCAATATTGCTTCTCTCCGTCTACTGTGACTTCAATCATTCTTTCTTGGTCAGGCTCAGTGTCATCAGCCTCTGTTTCTTCGTAGTCGATTTCGCTATCATCCTCGCTGGATAGCTCTTCAGCGTCATCTGAACCCTCGTCTTCAGTTTCCATTTCTTCAGCTTCGCCGTCGCTAACTGCTTCCACTTGTTCTGGAGCTTCGTTCAAATTTTGTTCCTGATCATTTTCCGCGTCAGGTGATACGATCATGCTGTCTACAGCTTCTTCTAGGGTAGTCGATTTCATCGGTGCTACTTCCTTTGTTTATCAAGAATTAACTCTGCCGATATTGCGGCGTCGAGTGTAATTTCAATTTCATTTAAAGCCCTCACTATTGAATGAGCTTCCTCACGCGCATCAACGTCTGATGCACTACTTTCTGCAAAGATCTTCATTTGATCTTCACGAACATTTTCTACAAATTTCTGAAAAGCAGTATCGTTTTTTAAACGTCTGGCCTCTTCAGCTTCTAATCTTATAACTTGCGCCATTATGACATATTTCCTTGTGCAATGCCACCAATCATGCGGTTTTTATCCTGCTCTGATTTTACTCTGGCAACGTCAACTTTAGTGCCATATTCACCATAAATCTTGGCGGCGTCTACAAGTAAATCTTGCGCCATTTGATCGCGTTTCAAATCATCTGCCTGAGCATTCTTCGCCATGTCCATTTGTAACTTGGCGGCGTCGGCTTGCATCTTGGCTTGCACTTTCATTTGCTCTGCCTGCAAGAATGCCGCGTTTGGATCTTGTGGTTGACCCTGAGCCGCTTGTGCCGCCTGCTGTTGCTGTAGCATTTGCATCTCAATTTCTTCAGTTATTGGCGCAAAATACCTGTCGGCATTTCGTATTCCTGCAACTGCCAATTGGTCAGCTAATGTATTGCGAATATTGGTGAGGCTCACTAGACCATTTTGAGCGCCATACGTCTGATATACAAGTTGTTGCATTTGTAGGGCTTGGTTAAGCGCCATTGCTTTTTCCTCTTCCCTGCCAGTTCCTAATCCGACGTTAATCATCACGTCCATTGAGCCATCCCAAATGCGCGGATCTACAGGCACAAACGAGCCGTTCATTCGCATCATTTGCTCTTCATCAATATTCTTGTGGGTTAGGCGCAACATAAGGCCAAATAGGTCTTTCATACCATCCGCAAGGTTTCTCACCATTACTTCGGTTTGACCAGCTCCAGCCTGTATTGTGGCCTGCACAGCCGCTTTAGTAGTAGACTGCATTGCATCTGGGTCTAACCCCATAGAGGCTCTGGAGACGCCTGTTTTGCTCTCTACAAGCCCATCTAAGTAAGTTAATGCACTTAATGTCTGCCCAGCGTGGAATGGCACTGATAAATCTTGAACCTGACCCATTTGTTGCATACGCACGATTGCACCAATTTCGTTATTCAGTAAATCATCGATATTAACGCCAGATGTCACTGCCAGACGCGGATTGTTTGTCATTGCGACGTTATCCAATATGCCTCGTAAAACTGATGTTGCCGCGTCCTGATCATCCATCACTATCTCAGCTAGAGATCTGCCATAAAAAGTATGTGGCTCTGGATCAATTTCAAATTTAGCAAATGGCACTTCATCGCATGGCTCTAAATCAAGTAATTTATACTTTGTGCCGCCACAAGTTAATTTGTGTAGGATTGGTATTCCCGTCCCGTCCGCGTCAATTCTCATATATGCTTGGGTAATTGTCACGCTTTTCATTGCTGGATCTGCTGGATCTTCATCACTAAAATCAGTGTCGTATCCGCGTCGAGCAAATTCTTCACTTGATGATGTATCGCCGCCACCCTCAAAGCTATCTAATCCAAATATCTCATCAGGGTCAAATCCCATTGCAACAACGTCGCCAGCTCTCATCTCAGTTCTGTGAGCTACCAGATATGCATCTTTCATTGTCCTTGCATCTCGACTTATGAAAAATTCCTCTGGTGGCACGCTTTCAATACATAATTCGCCAGTTTCTTTTTGTCGGCTGATCTTTGCGCTGTGAATAGGCATCTGCATTTCCATGCCCATTTCATCAACTTCAATTGACATTTCCATAGAATGCTCAAGCACTGTAACTTCATCGTCTTCGATCAGGTATGTGTATTCATCGTCAGATAAATCTGTATATGTGAATATTTCTGCTTCTGGATATGTCATCCAGTATGCCTTTACGATACCTTGCTTCTTAACAAGTGCATCTTGGAACGCATCATTAATTACGCGGTAACCATTTAATCTGGTAAATTCGTGGTGCATAAATTCTGTAGCTTGATCTGCCATAGCCACATCTTCTGCGCCTCGTGGTATATATTCCACTGGCTTTGCAGTGCTTAGGAAAATACGCATTAAACTTGGCTTAACAGCGCGTACTGTGTCACGCACTTTAGTTGCCACAACGCTACTGCGCCCATCCTCGTGACCTAAGTGAACCTCGCCATCGTAGTATTCTTGTGCCTTAATTCTATCTTCAGCAATCTCGCCCTCGACAAAAGAAACAGCATCCTCAATGGCATCCGAAACTATACCCTCGATTTCAATTATAGATTTTGGTTTTAGTTCCATGTTTTTTCCTTAATATGCTTTATCTCTTGCGAATTGCACTTGCTCATCTGTTGCGGCAATTGCGCCTTTAGTTGCTCCAGATGTTAATGAGTTTGCCGCCGCTTCTAAAGCTCTAAATGCGGATGGGTTTGCAGTCTTAACTTGATCAGCTAATCCATTGGCTACAATTGCTTGGAAAAGCTCAACTCTTTGTTTTAGAGATTGTTCTCTTACATGCCTTAATCCTGCCAAACCAGCAGTTGACGCTAAACCTATTGATGTGGCGATAATTGGATCGACGCCTGCAAGTAAGCTACCCACACCTACGCCAGCTCCGCCCATTGCTGAGATAGGGTTATTGCCGCCAGACGATGACAGACCCATTTTACTTAGATTTCCGATTAAGTTTCCAAGAGGTGTACCCTGCTGTATTTCAGCTAGTAACTTTTGTTCTTCCTTACTAAACTGCGATCTTTTCTTTTTGCTATTTAGTATACTTTTAACTTGATTTTTTAAACCACTTTCTAAACCACCTCTGTAGTTTGGCGCAGTGTTTAATATTTCCTCAATAACACCAGCTTTAGACATTTTAGCCCAAAGGCCACGCGCCTTTTGTATGGTATCCACAACATTGTCTGCCGAGCCAGAAACAAGTTGGTCTGGGCTTAACTCTGCCATATATTTATCTATTGCATCTAAAATAAATCCGCCTGCACGTTGCTCTGACTTATTGCCAAAATCTGCCATTGGCGTCTTTGACGTCATCCTTAGCTCTTCTAAATCTTGTATGCCAAACGATTTATTAATATCTTTACTAAAATCTTTAATAGCACCTCGAATGTCATCAATAACGCCAGCGCTTTTTGGCGTTAAGCCTCTATTAAAGTTATCACCACTACGCCTCGCCGCAGTTAGTGCGTCGTCAATTATAACCTGTAGTGATGCTGGGTCTATTTTTAAACCATTTTTCATAGCATCGTCATAAAAAACGCTTGCTTCATTTTTAAGTTGTTCAACTGACTTCGCACCTTCAGCCGCCGCTTTTTGCGCTTTTTTGCTTAAAAAATCCTTTAAGAGATCTTGCACAGTTCTGCCTGCAACTTGAAATGTCCCACCAAGTATTGCGCCAAAAGCCGCGCCTGTTGGTACTGCCATTAAGCGATCCATTGCGTCGCCCTCGGAAGATCCAGCCGCGTATGCTCCGCCAGTGCCAGATCCCAATGTGACCGCTTGCTTTACATTTTTAGCAACACCAAGAGGAACAGCCGCGCCCCCAGCAAACTCAGAGCCGTATGCTTTTATAGGATCTGTCTCCCTAAACTCACCAATTCGCTCACGCTCTCTTTGTAACTCTTGTTGGTAAATATCACCTAAAGACCTATCATCACCACTTACAATTTTTTTAAGGCCAGCAGTTCCGCCTGCAATAATTTCATCACCAAACCCAAAAGTAGCACCTTGGAATAATCCGCGAGCTGTACCCGTTAAATCTCCGCCGACACTTGGCTTATTAGCGTTGTTAAAGCCAACAGTTTGTCCTTGCTTGCCAGCTTCTACAAGAAAATCTGTTACCTGATTTTTTTCTAAATCTAACTGTTTAGCAAAACCAACTAATGGTTTGTCGCTGTAAAACTTTTTATAAACGCCAAACAATAATTGGGCGTCAGTTTTATCTTGGTACTGTGGGTACTTTTGGCGCAGTTTTTCAATAGCTGACATTATTGCTTACCTTATTAATTAAGACCTAGTGGGTCATTATTTTCCGCATCTATTTGTGGGGTACTATTTCCTGTAACACCTAATTTTTCGTAATATTCTTGCTCTGACCCACCCATAACGTAATGCATCAATGTTTCTTGAACAGCTTGTTGCACTTTTGTCTGCTCTTCAATCGCCTCATTTAGCCATATTCTTAAATCTTCTGGTGATAAAGTTGATGATGGCATTGCCGTACTTTTAGCTAAATCCAACTCACCCTTACTTAATGCGCCAAATGTAACAGACCCTATAACATTTAAGGCAAGTTCGTTTCTAATTTGATTGATAGTTGCAGACGCCGCAGTTACATCTGGTAAGAAATTAACAAGGACACCAGTTTGGCCACCCTTATCCAACTGCTCTAATACTCTTTTATATTTATTAATATTGCTGGTAACCATAGTATTAGTTTGCTTGGCTTGGTCTACCATTTTACCTCGTGCAATGCCTCTACTCTCTGCAAACTTTTTATCGCCAGCAAGTTTCACCTCAACTTCGCCTTTGCCTTCTGCTTTAGCTCCAGCAATTGCCTTTTGATTTTCAAAGTTAGTTTCAGTTGCAGTTCTGACAAATTTAATTGCCTCTTCGCCTGATAGAGTTCTGTTATCTGCCGTTCTAACTTCTACTTTGCCATCTTTGTATTTAATCATTACGCCAGATAGATCTGGTAAGTCTGTTACAGACTGCACATTAACATTTCCAGTTAATCCAGCTTTATACAGCTCTAGTGATCTTTTCTTTTCAAATAATCTATCTTGCCCTCTTTCCTCTAACAACAATTTAGTTGCGTCAGATGGCGTTAAAGCTCCAGATTGAACAGCTTCAGCTAAATCATTTCTATTAATAGATTTTAAATATTCTACTGTTTTATTTTTATTACCACCAGCAACTCTTTGTGCGCCACGCTCTCTAATAGCCTCGCCAGCTCTTAGCTCTGGCAATATAAGTGGGTCTAAACTTGCCGCAAAATTCTCTAGCCCAGATAATCCTGTTGTGCCAGATCTTGTGGTAAGTTTATCAAATAATCCAGCCATGCCAGTTCTTGGCTGTGGCTGACCCTGCATCTGGGTTTGACCACCGCCAGTTGCCAGAGGATTAACTTGCTTTTGAATTGCCTGTTGCTGTTGCAATGGGTAGTTTCTTTGCAAATTTGTTTCCTCTAATGGGTTTCTACTTGGAAATCCGATCATTATTTCATACCCCCGATTACATTAGCTCCGAGCTGTAAGTAGTTGAAAAGGCCAGGATTCATGCTGTTTGTTGTGCTAGATTGGTTGGGTGTTGAGCCTAGCGCCGCCAATGGCGCAGATAGTGCTTGCATTGGTGAACCAGTGTATCCTGCATATTGAGCCTTAGCCGCATCGATAAGTGCCTGTTGCATTCCCTGTTGTAGAATACCTTGCTGTGATTGCTGATTTTGGATTGCTTGACCAGTGCCAAATGCCTGCTGACCTAATGCACCCATTTGATTTGCCGCCTGCAACTTAGCTTGGTTTGCATTAGCCAATGCATTCTGATTAGCTATTTGAGCAGACATCGCATTGGTTGCGCCGTATTGATTTGCTTGATTTAGCGCCGCCATGTTTGATAAGGCCATCTGGTTAGATGCACCTGAGCCAAATTGAGCCGCTTGGTTTTGCGCCCCCATGTTTGCCGCCGCCGCTTGATTTGCGGCTGTTGCACCAAATTGTCCAGCCTGATTTAATGCCGCTTGGTTTGCTAAGTTTGACTGTTGACCAAATCCAGCAGTAGTTGTGCCAGCCGCTAGATTTGCATTCTGGTTAGCCAATGCCGCTTGCTGGGCTGTTCCTATATCTTGCATAGCCATCTGCTGTGCTTGCGTGTATCCAGCTTGTCTGAGGCCAGATGCAGTTCTTGCCGCTTGATCAGCGAATGCACGATTTGTTTCAGCCTCGGCAATGCCCTGACGAGATCCGCCAAATGCATTCGCAGATGTTGCCTGAGCGCCTAATTGGTTTTGAGCCATTAGTCTTGATCGCTCGATGTCACCCAATGCCTGATCTACAACTTGGCTTTCAAATGGATTTGTGTATGCGCCTAAGTTAGTGTTTGCCAATTGACCAGCTTGCACGTTTTGAGCTGTGACTGTCGGAGATTGTCCGATGGTGGACGCCCCGTAATTTGCGCTGGTCATTGCGCTTGGGTTGTATCCTGTAGCTGATGCGTTTGCCGCATTATATGCAGTTGGCCTTACAGCCATTGGAGCGTAATTCATCGCCGCCTGAGTGCCTTGCATAGCCTGCTGTAATCCACCAGCCGCCGCTTGGTTAACATTAAAGTTACCTTGTGGGGCTAATGGCTGTGGTTGCGGTCTGCCTCTTGGGTCAGCATACAGGGGCGCAGATGCTATTTGCCCAGCGCCACCCATATCTTGAGGTATGCGTGCGCCATATCCTGCCTGAAATTGCGGCTCAGTGCCACCCCTTCTCATTAAAGGGGGTTGACCACTCAACGACCCAACTTGACCACCCATCGGCCTCATTTGTCCACCACCAGCCATATTAAGCCTCTTTTCTTTTAAAATTTGTCATCTTATTCAT